ACAATGTAGCTGTAATTTTACCTTTGACTGTTTGGTCTAATAAATTTTGGTACAATTCTGGATTTTCTCTTTTAAATACTTCAGGACTTATTCCAACATCTTGTAATGCTGTAACTAATTCTCCTTCTTTAGTACCTAGCAACTTAGCAAACTTTTGATTTGTTACTGATTCACCATTTAAATTAAATGATAAAGGGTCATCTCCTCCTGTAAGAATAGTAGCATTTAAGAAATCTAATTGTCCTTGTGTATATCCTGTAGTTAATCCAGCTCTACTTAATTGTTCTGCTGTTACTGATGTACCTAATGCTAAGGCTTCAAACAATAAAGTAAGACCTGGTGTCTGACCATTTACTTCATCAAACAACCAAGGGTACGAAGTTTTTAATTCGTCAAAGCCACTAAAAACAAAATCTGAATAACTATTATTAGCTGTTGAGGCATACTCGCCACCTATTGTAAAACCTGTCATAGATAGGCTAGGGTCTTCTATAATCTCCCCTGCTGGAGGTGTGTTAGATATAGCAGGACCTACTCTGTTTTCTCCATCTCCAGATACACCCCAGTTAGTTGAATACTTATTAGGACTTAATCCATTAGCTACATAAGATATAAATGCTGGGTAGCCAACTAGGCTTGATATGTCATAAGCAAAATATACTACGCCTTCTTTTACATAAACAGCGTCTGCAACTAATTTATTACTATGTACCCAATTAGCATTTGCTACAGGAGCTGATGTTTTTTCTTCTTCTTGTAACCAACCTCTTTCTTTAAAGATTGGATAATCTTCTAGTTCTATAACTTTAGTCTGTCCGTCTTTAACAATTGTTATTTCTTCTCTCATTACTCAGTTTCTTTTCTACTATATGTTTTTTCCATAAAGTCTAGTTGTTTGTCTATAGCACCACTTATACTAAATCTTTCTTTTATTGTATCGCCTAATGATTTAAAAAATCTTGTGAAGTCGTTTCCTACAGTGTCTTCTTTTTCAGAATCTATTTTATCTTGTTGTTCTTTAGTTAAGTCAGTATCAAAAAATTGTCTTTCTTTTGTTTGTGGATTAAATATAGAATGTTTTTGTTTTAGTTCTCCACCTAAACTTTGAAAACCTGGACCTACTCCATAGGAAGTATATTCATACAATACTTCTTTATCCTCTGGTGGTGGGTCATCAATTGGTGGTGGGTCATCAATTGGCGTTGTGTCGAATGTTGTAAAACTTTTCTCTTTAGTCAACCTATTAGTTGCCCACTCAGGTATTTCATTATCATACTTTCTATTAAACTTTGCTTCTTGGTCAGCAATAACGTCATCTAAATTACCTTTAGCTATTAGCTCTAACCCATCATAGGTACCTCGTTCACCTTGTACATTTCTTAAAGCCCAAGGTCTATTGAAGTAAACTAAAACAGCATACGATAATTCATCTTGTGTAAAGTCTTCTATTGATACATTAGGACTATTCTTAATAAGATTTTTAACAATTCCTTCTGCATGTTCTAAATCTAATTGCAAAACTTCTAGTGCTTTTTCTCTATCTATAGTTTGTCCTTCAACAAAATCAAAAGTCTCTGTAGCTTGGGTATGTCCAAAACCAATAGTTAAATTATTGTTGACATCATAGTATGCTTCATCTTTAAATCCTTCTAGTTCTTCTATGTGTTCTATAAGTTCTTCTGTAAGTTTCATATTAGTTTCCAGGTTGGGAACTGATATTGGCGAGGCTACCCATAAGGCTAGCAAAAGACTTCCTATACTGTGCATCTGCTTGACTCCCTGTAATAATATCTCCATAAGTATTTCTCATAAAGTCATTGAAACTGTTAGCCATAGCTGCATCTACATTTACTTCTCCTTCTAATTGACTAGGAGTAAATTGTGAACTCATACCAAGACCAGCATACTTTCTTCTTTTTCTTGCATCTTCTAGTTCAAGTTGCATGTTCCTTTGTCTTATATCAAAGTTTTGTTTTTGTAATGAATAGTCTTGTTTAGACCACCAATCAAAGTATTGTTGCAACTCTCCATCAGATGCAGGTCTACCTAAACCTTCTGTTATTGCATTTGATATTACATTTGTTGCATTTGAAAAGTTTGGTTTAGTATATTGAAATATATTCTGGTATGCGTTTTCTCCACCAAAGCCAGGTTCGAAAGCACCAGTACCATAACCGTAGTCTGATAAAGTATCTTTAAAGTTTTCTTTTAAGAATACATTCATGTTTGCTGCTGTACTACCAGGTGCCAATAATATACTAAACAAATCCTGCCTAGCCATACCATCACCATTTAAATTAAACCTTGACATAGCTGACTCTATAGCTTCTATTGTTCCACCTGGATTGTTATCTAGCACTCCATAAACAAAAGTAAATGGTTGTAAAAATCCTGATTCAACTAACAACAACTGAGTATCCATTATGTCTTCAGGTGATGCATTAGCAAACAAAGAAGTACCTAATCCTGTCTGGTATAAAGGCATAGTACCTTGCCCAGTATCTTCGCTATACACATCTAAATCAAGTTCACCAACACCGTAGTAATCTGTTTCTCCAAAATACTGTTTTGCTCGAATCTGTTCTTGTTGGTCTGGACTTGTTTCTTCTGGTCCAAAAATCCCAGCCATAGATGTTGGGTCAGCAATTCCTTTGTTTATAAAGTCTATTACATAGTCTTCACCGTATTCAGCATCTATAATGTTTTCTATTCCAGCTATGTACTCTTGTGTAGTTATCTCATCGTTGTCTAGTTTATCTTGTAATTCTTTTGCACTATCAAAATTTATAGCTTCAGCTGCTACTTTTATGTACTCTCCGTCTTTGGCTTCTTTACCTATCTGTGCTTTGTAGGCTAAGTCAGCTTGGTCTGTATAACCTGCTGATATAGCTGTACCTACTATGTCACTACTTATGTGCTGTAGTTCTTCTGGCAGTGTACCTTTTTCATGTAAATCAATAAGTACATTAGCGTTTTCTTTTATCTGAGAAGCAGCTTCTGCTGATGTTGGATTATTATATGCTAATGATTCATAAGTAAAATTAATTGCGTCTTGCATATTTGGTGGCATCTCGTCCCAAGGTATACCATAAACAGCTTCAGCGTATAGATGATACTCAGCTAAACTTATATCAGGTGAATCAAATGTACCTTCTGGTTCCATTCCACCACTTGTTCTTGCACCTAAATAATTTTTAACATTAGTTGCAAATTGTCTTACAAACTGGTCATTTCCTAAAAAGAATATACTTAGAAAATCATTAAACTTTTCGTCATCAAAATCTTTTGATTGAAAACCATCTCTTGTTGCACCAAATGTAAATCGACCATAGCCGACTTCTACTTTAGGACCACCTAAAATATCATCAATAACTGATTGCTCTTCTTCTGTATACGCCATTAAATATCTCCTCCATAGTAACTTACTTCTTCTTCTATCTCTACTCTGAATACATCAAAGTACATAAAGTAAAAGTCTGGATTTTCTAACATTACTTTGTTTGCTACTCCTCGAAGATAAGCTCTAGATTCTTTAGCTTCTGCTCTACTTAATGTAGCATTTAATCCATACTCTGATTTTATTACATTCAATACCCTTTGTCTTGCTGTTAAGTATTTAATGATTCCTTTCATTGCTGACATATCTTTTAACTTCTGAGTAGTACCATCAGGCATTGTTATGGAAGTATCGCCTTCTCTTTGTATCATTTCAGTAAGTTGTTTTATTTTTGCATCAGTAGATAACGAACGTGGTGCTGTTGATGTATCTCCATATCCTTGAAACTGTTGTTGTAGTTGTAGTCTTATTAGATATAGTTGTTCTACTCTTTTCTGATATGGCAAGTTTGCATACATAGGTCCGTCCATTATTACTCTTCTAGCATGTTCATAAGCCAAACTTCCTTGTGCTTGTCTTACAGCTTGTTTATATTCTTCAGGACTAAGGTTAACTCTATCTCCATCAGTGAATGCATTATTCCATGCTTGAAAATTAAATTCATCTAAAGGACTATCTGGATACATGTAATATGCAACATCAGGGTATTCTTTAAATACAGTTTCATTAAGTTGTTTAAAGTATCCTCCATCATCTGTAAAAGAAACTTTCTTAATTTGTTTTGACTTAGAAGTCAATAAAGCTGTAGGGTCAAAACCAAATACCTTGATAAACTGTGCTATTGCAATAACTCTATCTCCACCTGACTTAGCTAACATCTGATAATATGCATCAGCTAATAGTGTTTGTGCAAAGTATTTACCTTCTGGGTCTTCTTCTTTTGCTTCTATTGGGTCTAGATAAGCTCTACCACCTGGTCCAATTTCATAATCGTATTGCAATATAGCACCAGTAGGAGCTATGAATTGTATAAACGCTCTATGTAAAAGACTTTGTGTAGCTAATTTTTTTGCTTTTTCTAATGAAGCTACTTCTTGTTCTGGTGTAGAGTCATCATAAGACTGTGTCATAAACATAGCTCTTTGAATTTCTTTTACAGTATTAGCATAACTTCTTTGAAACTCAGCATCCATTGAGTCACCAGCTATAATGACTTTTCTAAACCAACTAGGCATAGCTTGTTTAGCATAGTATATAGGGTTTGCCATTTCTTTTAATCCGTCTTCTGGTCTGCCGTATGGAAAGAAAACTTTATCTACATCAGGAGTAGAAGGTAAAATAGCACTAGCAGGTATCTGTGCCAATGGTCCTAAGCCAGGTACAATGTCTCCTGCTACCATATTTAAGCCACCAGCATATCCTCTTAACTTAGTATTAATATCAGGTATCTCTGTAGTTTGTTGACCAGTTATAGGATTAATTCCTGCTTCATCACCTTCAGGATTTTTAAGACTGTTATCAATATTAAATATATTTTCAAACCAGTTCATGTTATACATCTCTTCACCAGACTGTGGGTCAGTTGTAAAGAATCCTTCGTCTTCGTACTCACCAAACAAACTAGGTTTACGCATAGCTTCTATACTTCTTTGTGCTTTTCTACCAAATAAAGTCTTTTGACCTCTAAGTAATCTTGTCCAAGTACCAGCAATTTCAAGATATACTTCTGCGAAAGGCATAGCTAGTCTTACCATGTCTGTAATAACATGTCGTTTATTTAAATCGTACAGTAAATCTTTTGTTTCTGTTAGAGCAAATGCTTTGGCTAAGTCATCAACTTGTCTTAAATCATCTACTCCTAGTAATTTAGATACATCTGCCTGTTTCATATTCTCTAAACTCTTTATATATTTTCTAGCTCTACTGCCTGGTAATGAATTACCCATCATCTTTTTTGCCTGACCTAATACCTGTACTCTTGCAACGTCATCTAGATTTGCATACATGTTTTCCATAAACTTCCAATAAAATTGTCTAAATGCTGGTGAACGTGATAAATCATTTGTAGTTGAACCCATTAATCCTGAGAACAATGTTTCTAAAACTTTGTCATATCCACTTGCAAAGTCACCTGTTGTGTCAGTTCTTGATGCTTTAAAGTGATGTGTGTCACTCCATACTCCACTTTTATTTTTTTGTAACCATGCTCTATATTGTTTATGTTGCGACTCTGACATCTCTCTAGTAAATTTAATGTTCTGCGTTTCTCCAGCTTTATTAGTTATAGATACAAATTCATTAGATTCTTTAGCAATGTGACTAATTAGTTCTTCATCTCCAGCTTGTATAATGGTATATTCAATAATATTGTTTTCACTTTGTATGTTAGGTTTAATAGAGTTTTCATCCCAAACATTTCCTACAAATTTACCATCAGGTGTTTTCTCTACAGCTCTATACCTACCACCAGTTTTATCATGTAGTCTGGCAACAATAGAATCTATATAAGAATCTGCATGTACTTTACTACTTGTTATTAAGTTTTTAGTATATTTTGATTGTTCATCAGAATTAGAAACAAACGATTTTCTCCATTGACTTAAATCACCATCCCAAAATCTTTTTTTGACTTCATCAATTTGTCTATTAAATTCTTCTCTACCTCTTACAGGATTGAACTCTACTCTTGCTATAGCTGTAGCTAATGGGTCATCTGCTAGTTGTAATAACTCCTTAGCACCAGCACCATAGAATCTTTTGTCACCTTTAGTTACTTGTGTAAAACCTCTAGCTCTCTTTGGGTCAAAGCCAAGAGTCATACCCCCATGAGATTGCGTTAGGGCTTGTTGATGTCGCATAGCAAGTTCTAATGATTCATCAAATATATCTGTACCACCTCTACCTAGATTCAAGGTATCAGCTAAGTAATCATCTCTTAATAGTTTTCTTTGGTCTTTAAGAATACCTGCTCTTTGTGATGGCTTTCTACCTAGAACCCAAGCAAATGCAGAAAGAGGGTGAGCAAATGCGTTATCTAAATCTGCTGCCCACATACGCAGTTGTTCTTCACCTACAACTCTTACAACCCATGCAGGTCTTA